GAATCGTCTTCGAGCTTTTCAATATCCATCAATTCATCCATGAGGCCGGAGCCGCGTAAGAGGGTTTAGGCTTTTTCGGTTGCCGAGGTTCGTTAATCATCAGCCCAATGTACCTAAATGCGTCTGCACCGTGACTATACTGGTCATGCAACGGTGTTCGACTAAACGCTTTGGTATCCGGGTCAACGTCATAACGATAATGTCTTAAGCATTGCAGCCCGTCATGGCAATGCTCGCGGTCAAACCAGCAATTACTGAATATTGTACGCGCTGCGTTAATGCTGTCCACTATTGGGACGCGGGGAATAATTCTTGTTTTGAATCCGCTACTTCTAACAATTTCCTCAATCGACCTGCCATTAGCGGCTAATGTCTTGTTCTCAGCATCATGCGGCAACCAGAGCGTGTCATAGATATAGCCGTAGGTTTGCATTTTGGCGAGGTAAAAGCTGATGGTTTGCTGGCTGTCCTCAATGTATCGGATCAGCCGTGTTTCCATGCCGACGAACTGAAGGAACCAGATAGCCGTCTGGTCTGACCATCCCAAGTCAAAGATAGCGTGAACGGGCTTGGTTGGATCGTAAGGAACACGGGTAATACGACCATCCAATTCTGCCAGTTGCATTTCTTTGGCAAAGATTGCCCCATCGACGGTTTGACGGCAAAGACCTTCCCAAACATTGTAATACTGCTCAACATCTCGGCCTTTAAGCGTTTCCATCTCAATACGCAAGGTTTCGGGGAACCAAGGATTATCAGACCAGTTGACCTTTTGAACGACTGCGTTGTTTGGCGGGTTAGCCACAAACCGCACATACGTTTCATCTGATTCTAGTTCGGGGTTAAAACTAATCCATATCTCCGAGCCTTCCTTGCGGATAGTCGGGATCAATACGTTCCATGAGTTACGGCTGACGTTGGCGGCCTCTTCCACCCAGCATATATCCACGCCCTCGATAGACTTCACGCTGGTGACGTTGTTCTTTAGGCCAACAAAGATAAACTCAGAGCCGTTACCGCCCCGGATAGCGTCTTGGGTAATTTCATAAAAGCCGTTTAGGCCCATTGAATCGATTTGGTCAGACAGAAGTTTGTGAACAGAATCCTTGATCGACTTTTGCAATTCACGGGCGCAAAGGATTCGGAGCGGTTTTTGTGCGCCTTTGATTAGCAAGGCTCTGGCAATCCCCCAAGACTTCGCTCCACCGCGTCCCCCATACATGACGCGATACCGGCTATAAGCGGGTTTGAATAAGCACTCTAGTTTTTTGGGGAACTCGGCTTTAGCTATTGCCGACTGAACTTCACTTTCCATCGTCTTCCGATGGGTTTACAAACGTGACCATGATTCCAGACAGAGGGGAGCCGTCCGTATTCTCTAGCTGATTCACTTGAACAGGCTTGCCGTCCATTCTGTCCATCAGTTCTTTGACGGCCCAAGGCTCACGGGCTTCGGCTGCTGCAATCAAGCCCTCTGCTACGTTCCTTAATCGCTCGGGGTTTTGGACGAAGACCTTCCGCAGTTCGGCATAAAACATCCTACCCTTAGCTGCATTATGGTTTCCTTCCGGCGCACCTCGATTTGACATTTAATATAATTTCCAAGTTGTTGTTTTGTTTACTTCTTCTTTGCAGTCTTTGCTGATTGCTTAAACGCTGCTGCTGTAGGTGCGCCTTTGCTTCCCGGCGTACGCATTTTCTCTACCGGTTTACCTTCGGCCTTCTCGCGTTTAATCCGTTCCTGCTTGGCGTGGATGTTGGCATACAGTCCGGGCTTGGTCATTTGCAGTTCCAGTTCTTGAGTGAGGCCTTGGCGCGTTCTGCCGGGCCTTTGGAGTGTTTAACTACGCCTTCCATCCTCGCGCAGAAAGAGGCTTTACGGCCTTCGTCTTTCTTTGTCTTGGGATTGGGTGCGGGCGGCTTTAGGTTTGCATTGTTCTTTGCGTTGTACTCGGCGCGGCCTTTAGCGGTAAGCCCAGCCCCTTTTTCGGTCGGGTTGTAGGTTTTACCTTTACCTGTCGTTTTATGAGGGATGGGCTTATCGTGGGCCATGTTAGCTTGCCTGTTCCGTTTGCTCTGCTGCTGCTTGGTTAGCTTGATGCTGAGGAATGGCTTGTCCTTGAATCTTGTGGATAAGCGCGGCCACGTCTTGGTACGCACCCATAGCCAAATGTTTGAGGATCATGTCCACTTCAGCAATGTCATGTTGCAAGTTAATCATTTCTTTTTTCCTTTCTTTGCGGCTTCACGTTTTTCGGAGTAAGCAATAGCTACGGCTTGCTTTACAGGCTTACCGGCTTTTACTTCCGTTTTAATGTTTTCTTCGAACGCTTTCTTGCTGGTAGATTTCTTAAGCGGCATCTTCGTTTCCCTCAATAAAACAGACGTCTTTCCATGACATGATAAGGTATCTTACACCATCCTCAAAGTAAGGGCGATACTTAAGATATTCATCCTTACCCATTGTTCCAAAACGAACTTTTTGTCCGACTTCTACAGGTTGCGGGATCAATACGTTTTTGGCGTTGTATTCACCCAGGCCAGTAGCGACTACTGTACCCATATTGGGTTCTTCACTCATAACAACGTCAATAATTGCGGATTTCACCCGTTCTTCAGGTAATACGACAATTAAATCTCTAAGCGGTTTGAACTTCATTTTTTCGTGGCCTCCCTCGGCGCGGTTTGGATTCAATAACCGGAAGGGTTTCGAGCGGCATTGGCGGAATTACCATAGCTTCGTTTTCCTTTTGCTCCCCGCACCAATGATTTTGGCTGCAAGAGTAAGGTTTCGGAAATCTGCGGCACTCGCCTACTGGAAAACCTGCCACGAAGTAAATACAGGATTTGCAGGTTCCAGTAACATATATCTCAGCCATTCAAACACCCCCTTGTTTGGTGGTCAGAAAGCCCCGGTGTCCACAAAACGCCGGGGTTTTCATCTTTTTACATCCCGTCCTGATCGTGAGGGTAACGCTCATGCTCATAAACGGTTTTTTCGCCCATGTGGCCTTTCATCTCGCCTAGGCGACCATCGTGCATACCCATGTGGGATTCTTCACGAAGACCAAGACCATCAGCCTTGCCCATGCCAACGCCACCAGCGATGGGAGCCTTACGCTCGCCGCTCATATCTGATGAAGTTGCGCCTTTGGGGGCTTTAGCACCAGTTGTTGAAGGAACGCCACCGTCTTCTTTATCGACTTTAGACGCGCCTACGCGTTTTTGGCCTGTCATATCCGAAGACTTAACGCCTTTCGGTTCTACTTCTTTGTTGTAATAACCCATGATTTTTCCTTTAGCTAAAAGGGGATTTGCGAAATCGCATCAGGATTGTCACCCATTTTGCTAATCATAACAATACACTTACCGTTCTTGATGATCTCACCCCGTTTAATCATTAAACAGTCAAATTGCGAGTCGTCTGCAAACAAATTCGCTTCCTGTAACGCATCTAAAAGCGGTTTAACGCGGTTGTCCAAATCTTGTGTCCGCTTATTGGCAAAGTGAAACGTAATTACCGCAACCAGCCGATCATTTCCCAAATATTCAGCGTCAATCAGTTTCAAATAAACCGCTACGATTGCCCTAAACTCAACCGCATTTTTAGACAAATAAGTTCTGCGGTTACCATGAAGCCAGTAACTATTCACACTTGGCGGTAACGGTAACTCAAGCCTCATGCAAAGCCTCGATAGTCAGGGCCAACAAATCAAGTTCTTCCAGTTTGGCAATACGCATCATGCTCCGATCACCATGCAATCCTTGTGGGCCAGTATGACACGCAGGACACAATGGCACGATAAGCCAATCTGACGCTCTTTGAGCCATTCCTTGGCCTTCCCTTATGTGATGAACTTGAGCGGGTTCAAATGTGTTGAAAAGGGTTTTACAGACCACACAACCAAGGTTAGCCACCCGATCCATGTATGCTTTTTTATTCTTCCGCAAACTGCACACCTTTTTCCGCACCAAACGCCATAATAAGCTCAATTAACTCTGAAAACTCTGATTTGGTTAAGCGGCTGGTGCTTAAACCCAGAATTACAAACCCGGATCGGTCAATATTAGGAACCACGCGAGACTTTCTTAACCCTGCGGTAAATACGTCTTTCCAATCCTCGGCTGACAGTTTCTCGCCGTACCATTCGACTTGCTCGGCTATTTCATGCAACAAAGGCCACATCTTGGCGTTTTGCTCAATCGTCCGGGTTTTCTCTTTTATCGTGCAAACGTAACCATCCGGCGCGTTTTTAACTGCCAGCATGGCTTTTTTACGTTGCGCGTCATTCAATAATATAAAACTATCGCCAGTCACCCCATGATCCCCTATTCCCCTTTACCCATTGTTTTCGTAGTTCATCAAACAGTTTCGGGTTTTCCGGGTATTTGTCTCTTAAGTATGTCTGAAAGTCGCGGGAACCCAACACGGCGCGTTTCGCTAACAGATACCTCACTAGGCATTGGTACTTGAACTGCTCGTGTTTCTGTTCCTGATCCCGTGAGGTGTTGAGATATTCGTTGGCGGTACTCTGGCATGGTTTCTCCGGGTCGGGGAATAAGTCCAATCTCTTGACCTTTTGCTAATGTAAGTTGATCTGTTGAATACCAAGGAATCGGCGGCTTTTTCTGCTTTGGTGTAAGGTCTAGCTCATCTTCCCAGCGGCCTTGATTTAACCATGTAGCGGGGTGCGGAATAAATTCCTTGTCAGTTTCTTTGATGCGCCAGTATTCACAATGGTTTTGGATTACATCCATTACCGCGACCTGCTCATGCAATGCCAACCTTCTCCACGCCTTTTCAGCGGCCTTTTTAGCAACATGCCGTGGATACGCTTCCCAAAATTCATCAAAGCTCATTGAGTAACCCCCTTGCGCTTATAGGGTCGTAAACTTCCTCGATTTTCGGCTCCAGCCCTTCGCGGCCTTTCATGTTGTGAACACAAGCCAGCAAAACATCGTCGGTCAACGCGATAAACATATGCTTCGAACCTTTTGGAATGGTAATCATTGCAGGGGCCGTGAACGTCCCTAAGATCATTTCATCTTTATAGGCTCTAACTGATCCTCGGCATAAAAGGCTAACGTGGTCATGTTTGTGGCTATGCTGCGGGGCTGCGTTACCAGCCTTGGGTAAATCATAGAACCGCACCCAAATCCCATCCGCATCGGCAAATTCCATATACGTTGCCGGCTGTGGATCGCCAATGTAAACAACATTATCTAAATCGCTCATTCTTCCCCCTTAGTTTTGTTTCAACAAGAACAGCTAAATCCCAAGAATCACCCGTTTGTTCAAGAATCTCCGTTATTTCATCGTTAGTTAAACCAATAAAATGCTTTTTAACCTCAAATGATGGCTGGCAAGTTACCTGCGGCTGTACAGCACAACCTGTCAAAACCGCACAAATAAACGCTATTTTAGTTTTCCGCATTTCAAACACACTTGATAAACCTCGTCTAAACATCCTTTCCAACGCTTTCTGATTTGAAATCTATGCCAACAACCAAATAGTTTCTCGTATAGCCAAATCATTTAGGCGGCCTCTCTCTTGCAGTTAATTGTTGAACGCGCTCGATGCAAACATCATATTCAAACGATTGTTTAATCGCATCCGCTTTTAGCTGGTCAATCTGTTTAGATTGAATAAGATTGTAGGTTGCGGAATAAATGAGCAGGAACAGAGTACCTCCGAGGCAACCAGCTAACACCAGTTCTCTCATGATCTTGTACTCGTAGGGGTTAATTGCTCTTTGGTGGACGGAACCCAGCCTTCCCTGAGTTCCTTCAAAACATTGCTCTTCGGAGCCACGTTTACCCGGCAGACTTTCGGATAGGGGCTCTGACCTTCGCCACCCCAGCAAGCTCTCAACCTTTCCCGCATCGCTTGCTTTCCCCTTGCCCGAGTGTTTTGGTTATCCCGGCGAGCAAGGCGGTCTGAGCCAAAGAAAAACCCCGCTACGTTTAGAAAGGGGCTTGGCCCTGGGCGGGGCAGTTTTAGGCATGGATGATGGACATGACTAAAACCACACAAGCCCCTATCTAAAGATAACGGGGTTTCCATCATTCGTTGCCTGACTGCCAGATCAGACACGCATAGATTAAATGTAAATTTATTTATTGGCAACATTTAAGATTCTCCAAGCTGTTGCTGCACACAATGGCACTTGTCCGTTTCCAATGGCTTTAAGTCTGTCCACCCTAGCGGCCACCCCATGAGCCACTCGACCCACGTTGGGTTCAACTGACCACCAACTCGGCTTGCCATAGACGGTTCGTTCCTCAATGCTTCGCTTGGCGCATTGGTTTCTTTTGCCATGTGCGCTGTTGGAGTAGGCCATATTTGAACCGCTCCAGCCAATCCATTTTGTGTATTGTTTGGATCGCAATTTGCACCTTTTTTCGCATCGTTTGATATTGGTGTAGGCCACTTGTTTGATGACATTTTTACAGCCGATGCTAACGGATTGCCTTGGTGTATACCACGGGGATTGTCCAAATTTTTTCCTCCACCGCCGCCCGAAGCTATGGGAGTGGGCCACAATCCAGATTCTGTCTCGCTTATGGTTGGCTCCCACGTCTGACGCTGATATAACTCCCCATTCCGCATCGAACCCCATCTCGGAAAGGTCTCCAAGGACTGTTCCAAGTCCTCGAAGAGTGAGCATTGGGCTGTTTTCCACAAAGACGTAGCGGGGTTGTACTTCGCCAATAATCCTTGCCATGTGTTTCCACATGCTTGATCGTTCACCAGTGATTCCTGCTCCTTTTCCGGCGGCTGAGATGTCTTGGCAGGGAAACCCTCCAGATACCACGTCAACAATTCCTCGCCATGGCTTTCCGTCAAAGGTTTGTACGTCATCCCAAATCGGGAAAAGCGGGAGAATTTTGTCATTTTGTCGGGCGCACAATACGCTTGCGGGATAGGGTTCCCACTCAACAGCGCAGACTGTTCGCCATCCAAGCAATTTTCCTCCAAGTATTCCTCCACCAGCACCCGCGAAAAGAGCCAGCTCATTCATATTTCTCATTTATTAGCAAGTTCAGGCCAAATTTGTGCATAGTCATCAAACATCCCCCTTCTAGTTACTAGAAACCCTGTTGCGCGTTCTACTCGCGCAGCCAAGACAACCATCTGCCCTTTAGGTATGCCATGCCCCCGCCATTGCGTTACGGCTTGGGGACTAACTGCACACATTCTTGCTACCTCGGCTGGGCCGCCTAATAGGTCAATTATTTTGCTGCTAGATAATTCAGATTTCATCAATAAACCTCCTAAAGCAATCTTAACGCAAACTGACGTTAAGCCGCAAGTTAAAATAGTTGTTGACATAGGTATAAAGATAGCTTTATAGTTCTTCTGCGGTCATTTGACCGGACACTCAAGGACTAATCATGGAATCAATTCAAAGCAACCTCATCCTCGCCGAGCAATGGTTAGAGCATCAGCTATTGAAGTTTCATAACGAACACGAAGCGTTTGATCTGAACGATCCTGACACCTTACGCGCAGTTAAGTTAGGCGTTGCCATCGCAACGATTGGCAGTCTTTGTGAAGCGTTTCCCGGTGCGCGTGACTCTTTAATCAAACAGATGGAAAAAGCAAATGACTGACAACGACCACAAAGCCTTAATGGAAGAACTGGAACAACACGCTTACCGCCTTTTCGATGGATTAAAAGAATATTTATCTGAAGCCGATCAGCAATTACTCAAACTTTTACTAGGAATTAATTAAATGGCAATCATACTAAAACTGGAATCCGACAATCGCGAGTTCATTATTGCTCCAGCCGGCAACCACTTAGCCCGTCTATTCTCAATCGTTGATCTCGGAACCCAGATAGTTTTATGGGAAGGCAAGGAAAAAGAACAACGCAAACTGCTGTTCCGTTTTGAATTGCATGGCAAAGACAATGACGGTAAGCCAATGGTGACTGAAGGTGGAGAGCCTTTAACCATCAACAAAAAATACACTTGGTCTATGTTTGAAACCGCCAAACTACGCCAGCACCTCGAAGCATGGCGCGGTCGCGCATTTACCGAAACGGAATTGCTAGGCTTCAACATTGAAAAGGTCTTAGACAATTTTTGTATGTTGACCATTGTTCAAGGAACTAACCAGTCTGGCAAACGCTTTGCAAAGATTGAGCAAATATCGTCGGTTCCCTATGACATGAAAGAGCGCGGCTTTCCCAAAGGCCATAACGCACGAATCCTGTTCTCATTAGATGAACCTGTATTTGATCATCAGACGTTTAACGCCCTTCCAGAATGGATTAAAACCGAAGTAATGGGTTGCCCAGAATACAAAGACGCGATGGGTTACACCCCTGCTCCCAAGTCCACTAAGTCCCATGATCCGATTGATGACATGGAAAGCGACATACCTTTTTAAGGAACGAACATGACAAAAGCATCTGAATCAGGCCATTGGTATGACCGTGACGGCACTCCCCGTTACACAATTATCGGCAAAAACGGCAAGGAACGCCCCACAACCCTGCGTGACGCTAGAGAACATGGATATGTGGTGTCAGTAACCGGAATTACAGGCCAATTAGACAAACCCGCCTTAGTAAACTGGAAGATTGACCAAGCCATCCTCGCTTCATTAACTCTGCCACGCTTGGAAGGCGAATATGAGGAATCATGGCTCGAGCGGGTTCGGGAGGATGCAAAGGAAACAGGAATCAATGCAGCATCCGAAGGCACGAAGATCCACGCCGCAATTCAAGCCTTCTATGAGGGCGAAACGGTGTCGGCTTATGTTGACCACGTTATAGGTGCAGAAAAAGCACTAGACGCGATGTACGGGCGTCAGAAATGGATCTGCGAGGCGTCTTTTGCCCATCCGTTAGGTTTTGGCGGCAAGTCTGACCTGCACCTCAAACCCTGCGAGGATTTCCCTCTAGGGTTAGTTGTGGATATTAAGACAAAGGAATTTGACGATCCCAGCAAGGTCGCGGGATGGGATGACCAGTTGTGGCAAGTCGCCGCTTACCGTGAAGGCTTGGGCATCCCTAAAGCACCCTGCGCCAATCTGTGGGTAAGCCGTACCGTTCCCGGTCTTGCGGTGATCTGCGGCAAGAAACATGATATTCCTAGCTGGACGCCCGAGGAATTGGATTGGGGCTGGGCCTGTTTTAGTAAGTTGGTTGAGTTCTGGAAAATCAAAAATAAATATGAGGTGAAATCATGAAAGATTATCGTCCGAGCTTTCAGCAATACGAACCGCCGTTGTTTGTGCAAATCCTTGCAGCCGTTTGCGTCTTGTTTGTCTTTTATGTATTCATTATAGGAATGTTAAGTCTATGACTATCCAATCCCTCACAATCGAGCAATTACAGTCCTTGTCGCCTAATCGGTTTGGCTACGCTACTCCATTACCCGAACTGTTAGAAACCGCCGCAAAGGCTCTTAAACAGGCTCAGGATTATGCTAAACAGGAACCTTTTGCTTATGTCATTTGGGCTGGGGATCATTGGGAAATCAACAATTCCCGCAACGGCACTCCGGTGTTTGTATTCCCGCCTAACCGTCAGCCTTTAACCTCTGAACAGATTCAAAAGATCGCCAATGACGTTCGAATAGTTAATGTGCCTTCTTTTATGGTTGAGGCTTTTGCTCGTGGGTTAGAAAAAGCCCATCAAATAGGTGAATAAATGAACGCCGTTACCGATACCAGCCGTGAGGCTTACTGGTCGTTAGTCGCCGAACGTAAACTGCAACCAATGGAAGAGGTGATTCTTGGACTACTCGCTGACAACATTCCTAGAACTAGGAAAGAAATTCGTGACGCAACAGGCATGGAACTGTCTGGTGTATGCGGTCGCGTTAATTCTCTGCTTGCATCTGGTGTTGTGGATGTTATTGGGGAAAAGACCGATCCAGGAACCAGAAAAAGACAAGAGTTAATTGGGTTTCGGCAACCAAAACTTTTTTGAGTTTGGTTAAACTGAAACCCTCCTCCCTTAGCCCCCGCTTGTTTGGGGGCTTTTTTTATTTGTGGCGTAAAGCGGGGATGGGGTGGGCTTCCGACAATGGCATCCGCTCATGCTCTTTGAGTTCTTTGTTTAACTCGTGGACTTTCTTCATTTCTTTTTGAAAGTCTTTTTCGATGACGTAGTGTTTAGGGTCATTGCATTTAGCTTTTTCGCGGGTGATCTTCATGCGTATATCCTTGTTCCGGTTTTATCAATAATCAGGGCTTGGCCTCTTGGCTGTTCCCCTTCACGATTTGGTACAGAAACGTGAGTCCAGCTATCAAACTCACGAATCACTTGGTCGAACGGTAGTCCTGAGCCAATAATGGCCTGTGTTACTTGATCAGGCGTCATTCCCGGCACTCTAATGTCTGCCGCACAACCTAACCTATGCTGGCTGGTGTCCTTTGATCCAACAGCGTCATTGACCTGTTTAGAGCGATAGGCCGAGTTAATCATCACCGGTTTGTTGTCTAACAGAACTTTAACACGCTCCAGAAATTCAGCCAGACGCATTAAATTGGCTTGGACTGCATCATCGGGTGAATTATCCCATCCATTGCGAACCGCTACGTCTGAACGGGTTAATTCCTCTAATGAAAAATGAGGGCTTAATTGGGTCATTGTGTTGGTGTGCTTTGATGTAGTAACTGATCTTTAGCCTGGCTACCTGCACTGCTACCAAAGTAGAAAGAGATAATCCCTACCCATGCACTGCCTAGGCTTCCCAACATAATATCTATCTCAGGGTTTTGTTTAGTCAAGCCCACCATCAAGCCTACCAATATTCCGAAGAATCCAACAGTGACAGCCAAAGCGAGAAAGGGCGGAACCCAGGACTTTACCGTCTTCTGCATATCACGGGCTGAAGCTGCGTCCGCATATTGCAGTTTGGCAAAGTCTAGGTTCATTTCCTGAGCTTTAGCTTTAATAGCAAGTTCGGCCTGTTGAATGGCTGCAACCTGTTCACCAGTTAGTTTTCCGGCTTCTACGGTTTTCTGTACTTCATCGCCTGACATACCTAAAGCGGATTCCAATGCGCCTACCGCCATACCGGCTACTGGAGAACCTAACGCCGAGGCTACCGTTGGAGCCAGTTTTTCTATCGTGTCTAACCAATCGCTCATTTCAATCTATCCCGTAGAGTTTGTTCAATAATTGCTATTTCTCGTTTATTGTCCATAATAAGATTTCGGTTGTCTTGAATCTCGCGCTCAAGGTCTTGCCGTAGTTTCTCTCTTGCGAGTTCTGCTGCTGAGTTCGTGGCTTGTTTGTTGTCGCTGGTAACTACCAGACTCACTTTGCCGTTTAGTACAGTAACCTCTTGATTGAGTGACGACAGGGTAGTCATTAAATAGACTACACAAGCAAATAACATGGGAAGAACTGCAAACGCGACTTTTTCAATAAGAGCAGATTTAGCGTGAGCTTCTTCAGCACTCATTAGTCTTTTCCCTTTTCAATGTGTTTGTTCCACAATTCAAACAAGGAACGCACTTTTTCTTCAACAGTTGTTAGTCTACCTTCCATCTTTGCCAGCACTATAACCAAGGTCACAAAACCGACTGCTATAGGCCATATTTTAGAGATGAAATCGACAATATCCATTATTTGTCTACTTTGTTGTCGAGCTTGTCGAAAATCTTGTTACATAATGCTTCTATGCGGTCGATGGCTTTATTGAAGTCTTCTTTGCGCGTGTAGTCGGAATGGACTTCGGCTGCGATTTCCTTAACGTCTGTCTTGAGGTCTTTGATAGCTTCCCAGACAGTCTTAAGAATCCATGCACCTAATGCGCCAATTAACGTAAATCCTGCGTTGATAAGTGTTTGGTCAATCATGGGTTTAATCCGCTAATCGGTGTTCCGCCCGTTTGCGGGCCTTTATAATCTAAACCTTTATACGCTTGTACACGCTTCTTTGCTGCTGCTGATTCCTGAACTGATTTGATACCTTCTTTGGCAATGCTTCCAATAGGTAATCCGATTGGTTTTCCAGCCAAATTACCAGCCATTTCTAGGCCCGTTCCAGCCAATCCTGCGGCTCCGCCCATTAGTCTTGCTAAAACAGTTGCGGTTCCTGACGTATTGATTGCGGCTCCTGCTGGGGGCATTTCAACATAAGCCGCTACTCGGCCTAACTTAGTTAAATCTTCAGCGGTTTGCGGATCAAACAATGATTGCATCTTGCCAGAATCTTGAAATTGCTTAACGGCTTTGTTGTAACTGGCTTGACCTACCCATTTCTCTTCACCAGCCACACCTCTTACGGCTTGGTTCTTTAAGTACCGAATACCTGCTGCTGAAAGGTATTGGGGAGCTTCCGGCATATCTTGAATGTTTTGGAACTTGCGGGCCATCTCCGCAACATTGTCCCGGGTTCCATTGACCACAAACTTTTGTACAAACTTATCGGGATCAACATCATTGATTGCTGCTTTATAGGCAGGATCGTTTGCGATTTCTTGAAAGCGTTGACGTGCTGCGGCTCGAGCGGCATCCGCCAATGGTTTAACTTCGGCTGCTGCTGTGTCTTGTATTGGCAACGCTTCCAGTTGATCTCGAACTACCGACAGCGCGTGTTCCATATTTCCATCGCCAGTCCTAGCCGCTTTTCTGCTTTCCGCAGCCAATCTGGTTCGCATGGTTTCAAAATCGGCAAACGTCATGGGCGCGCCTTCGGCGTAGCTATCTAGCATCTTGCTAAATTGTGCCGGCAGAAAATCTGTTGCCATGTCGGCTTTTAATGCGGCTTTTGCATTGTCTGCAAATGTCACGCTATCTATTGGGAAATCCCCGCCGTTAGCATCGCGGAGTCTTGTATATAACTGATTGATATTGTCTTTGATGGGCGCATCATAGGCTTTATATGCCTTGATTAAATTGTCGCCATCCTCGACTGCATTTGCTGCCATCACGTCAGGTCTTGCGCGGTCTTCAATTAAATCCAGATTCCGCGTCATTGCTTTGTTTTGATTGGCTCTGAACCCAGCGTCTTGATCCCTAAAGTTCCATTCATCAGCCCATTTGTTAGGATCGCGGGTTGCTTGGCCCTCTGTGAGCTTAATAGGTTCTGGAAGCGTATCCGCCTCGACGTGCCTAGCCAAGACTTCGGGATTAGCGTTTCTGCCAAACTTTTGAACGGCGGCCTGTAACTCCGGGCTTGCTTGCGAAGCCATTGATTCGGGCGTTACACCAGCGGCCCCTACTGAACCGGCTGGTGCGCCGGGGATAGGCGTAGGAACGGGTTCTGTTATCTCTGGGGGATAACCATTACGCATCTGCATTGCGCGTTGACGCCCAGCAATAATCGCACCCTGCGCTTGCAAGTCGGGATTATTAGCAACCGATGGTGCTTCGCGGGTTAATGCTTCCTGAGCGGCCCGTATAGGCTCCACAAACGGTGCAGCCATTTCTCCCGCAACATTACCTACTGCGCGGCCTACAGCCGATCCTGCAATCGGTCTGGTGACTGAGGATACTGCTGGGCCAGTTCTGGCTGCTAATCCTGCCATCAGTTCGGGATGACCTGCTAATGCCGCAGCGTTTTCTAATACCGGCTGGGCATAACCTAATGCGGCCTGTCCTGCTTCCGTTGGCTTAATGCCAAGAAAATCCATCGCCCGTTGCGCTTGCTCTTGAGCAAAGTTCCCGCCTTGAGCCGTTCCGAATTGCCCTGCCCCGATCTGTCTAGCAACACCATACAGGTTAGCCGGGACAGTCATTGCAGCGTTCCATGCGGTAGATACTGCCGCCGATGGGATACCTAAAATCGGGTTGGCTTCGCTCGGCTGGGCCGCTGATGGGGTATAGCCAGGAATACCGGGAATTTCTAGTGCTTTGGATGAACCGACAAGGCCGGGTTGGCTAACATAGCCCTCAGTTGCCCCACCTTTTGGCTGTTCTTCGGTAGCCTTGGGCGTCCAGTTTTTTCCTTCGGGATCGGCTAGGATTGCGTCAAACGCATTATCTTTTGGCGATGACGTAGTTATGTTTAAGGTTATTCCACCTTCGGGATTAACGGGTTCTGGTGCTTGTACACCAGCTAATGCGCGGCTTACATAACTGCTCGAGTCTTTTGTTTTGAACCCGCCGTATTGGGCTAACGCTTTGGAATAATCGCCGCCATTTTGTTTTGCCAGTTGCGATAAATAATAGTCGGCTGCTGCGCGGCTTTCGTTTTCGTCAAACGGATTGAATTTAACACCCTGACGGTGCAATGTTTGAACGGTTTCCGGCAAGAACTGATAAGCCCCTAACGCTTTTGTTTTTGCGTTAATAGCCGCAGCATCTCCACCGCTTTCGATCTGCTGAAGATTATCGAGAATCTTGGTCGGCGTTCCGTAGCTTTTGGTTGGATCAAAGCTGGGCTGGCTTACAACCTTCGCGTTCGACTTCCACTCAGGATCAGCTAGGATAATATCGAATGGATCACTCATTGTGGGGGTGCGGGTAGGCTAGATGGGGGGATTTGACCATTGACCAACATTTTGAGATTGCCTAACGACTGCATTGCGCGTTTGAACTGCGGAGAATCTTTGCCGCCCATTTCTCTAACGGCTTGATCGTATTCCATCTTTCCTTCCAATCCGCCAGCCATTCTCGCATTGTATAAACGCATAGCGTCCACGTTGAAGTTCTGGCTCCACGCATTGCGGAAATCCCGAGCAGGGAATATATCGGCAGATGGATTGTTTTTAAGAACCGCCTCAAGGCCGCGATTCTGCAATTCAAGTCCGGTATTGTAGGCTTGTACTGTTGACGCGGTACTGCGTAAGGCTTCGGGCGTCCAATCCTCTTTACCGATTAACTGATCGGCTTGAGCGCGTCCCGCATCAGAACCATTTAATCCCATTTGGTTAGCAAGTTGGCTACTGGTCAATGCCAAATAATGTCCTAGCCTTTGGTTATTGGTTGCAGCATCGCCGCCAGCCACATATCCAACAGTTTTAGCCAGACTTGATTCAAGTTGTCCAGGTTTACCTTTAGCTATTTGTGAAGCCAAAGTTTTGATTTGATTCAAACTGTCATTGATAACAGGTACGTTTTGCGAGGCTTTTTGTATATTTTCGCGGTATCCCATCAAGTCCTGACGGGTTTGCGATGATTCTGGCATTTGAGCAAATGCTGGCTGGGACGCTCCCACCATTGGAACGCCATAGGCGTTTTTGGGTACAAATGTCGGGGCGTTTGTAGTCGGGTTGTATACGATTGGGTATTGTTCGCTGGGAGCCAATCCGGGCTGATATGCTGGTGCAGTAGGTTTGACGCCTTGCTGATAAGGACTGACATTAAATGGCGTTGCAACCGTACCCGCTGGGGTCGCCACATTCGCATAAGTTGGAGCTTGGTTAAGCTGACCGGCTTGAGTCGCAATACCTGAAACCTGCTGGATACCGTTTCTCATGTATTGAATGGCGGCAACGGGATCGCTTTTGGCTAACTCAATAATTTTGTCGGTTCCGCTGTCTTTGTGCTGCGGAATCTTCAAGTCATTAATTAAATAATTTTTAGCCGCTTGGAGTTTTTTAACCATCTCATCGCTGTTAGGCGTTTGTGGATTAAAATCCGGGTCGGTTAAAAGACCGCCAAAAACGCCAATACTAGAGTTCAAGTAATGCTGGTTTCTTTGGAATTCATTAACGTCTGCTGATGCGCCAGCGGATCGCGCTTGGGCTAAAGCCGTTTCAATATCTGGCTGTAAAGTAGCCGCTGCTTTCTGTGTTGCAAGCTGTTGTTGCTGCAAAAGCAAAGGGTTGATTTGCCCGGCCTGTTGATAGGCTTGAATACCTCGGGCCATGTTGACCATATCTGCAAGCGATGTAGCTGCCGGGGGTTTAATATCTGCGCCTACTGGTGTGAAATCAGCCATTTTTTACACCAAGCTATAAATGTTTGAACTTGCGGCGGGTTGCGGCGCACCTATACCGCTAAAGTAACCGCCACCACCACCGCCACCGCTAGCTGCTTGCGGCTGCAACAGACTACTCAATAAACCATAATTTCCAGCGTTGCTTAAGCCACCAGCTAGGGCGTTTGCTGAACCAATCTGTCCGGCTGCTTGTGCGGTAGAGATGTTGCCTAGCGTATTACCCATTGTCCCCATTGCATTTGTTGTGGCTTGGGTTTGTTGTCCGGCGGAAGTCTGACCAATACCAGCCAAACTTGCTAGGCGGTTATAAATATTTTGGTTCTGTAATTGATAGTTATTAAATGCGTTTTGGTAAGCATTACCCGCATAGTTTTGGGTAAATATCTGATTGGCGCGGTCAACATTTGAACCGGGGCTAGCTGCGTTCGTACCCATTTGGGTTGCTTGCTGTCCTTGGCCCAGCATAAATTGATAGTTTGGAGCTAAGTAACTATTCAAATCTGCCGCTGTAAAAGGCCTATTCAGCGTTGGCATTAGGTTTTGAATATCACTCAATGCCGAATAACCCGCTTGCAAGTAAGGCTTTTGATTGGCCTGTTGCTGGTCAAACATCTGCTTTTGCAGAGCTAACGAAGCCTGTTGACCTTGTGCTTGAGTATTTGCGGCGTCTTGGGCTGCATTAGAACCGATCAATGCACTTCCAATGCTTGCAACGGCGGGGATAATAAAACTAAATGGCATTTTTAAGCCCTCGTAACCTTTTAAGGATTCTACTGAAATTAACTAATGTTAGTAATAATGCCGTTCGTAATCGTCAAAGTATGCGCTCCAGAGGTAAACGTACCTGTTGCGCCGTTGGATACCTTAACCGAGTTAAAACTAGGGTTCTGAAGCCAAATTAACCAAGCTATGTTTGGTTGACCGTTAGAATCCAGAAATGGCCCACGCGGAAAATTAAAATTAAAGTTGGCTGCATTTGTTGATGGAGTTGTCAATTTTCACCTACCTCTGCTTTCAAGTTAGCCGCAACAATAACCGCTTTAACTGGATCAGTTATAGATACTTCAAAGATTCGATCACGCGACCATCCTAAACGCCGCCAGATTGCACGATTCTTGTATGCTCCCAATGTACCAATAGATGTCCAATATTCGTTTGAATAGGTTGAACCGCCATCATTTGACCATCTCAGCATAGCTTTGGGATTTGCCCCAGGGGCCGGGATAATTGGTGTCCCTGCAACCGCTGTACCTGTTACAGCTAATCCCGCAACAGAGGTAAGCGAAGGATTGGCGGGGATAAAGTTAAGCCCAACCCCCGGCTCGAAACGTATCTGTAGTTCGGCAAAATATTGTCTTTGGTAATCGCTGATAAGATGCGGGGCTCTCCGCAGTCTTTTAATGGTTGTTCCTGCGTCCGTGTAAGCGGTAAGGGACAAGGAATAAATCTGCCCGTTCTGGTAATCGCCCACATAATAGTTGCCATTAAAATACGCGCCAGCGTTTGATCTGTGGCGATAATAAGTGTCAGTTGCAGCATTTAGCGACAACCATTTGTGCCACATTTTTGTCGTTAAATCGAATACCCAAGTTAGATTAGCCGTTGGAAAGGTCACAACGTACATTTCATGGCCTTCTAACTGATAGGTATACGCAATCGCGTCTGATATAACCTGACCAATCAAGGATTGTTCTACGGGATGGGTCGACAATCTAATGAACTGATAGCCTTGAATCGCCCCAATAATGCCTTGTCCTCGCGTGTCTTTTGATACAAAGACAAACTGTTCGGCAAATCGCGCAATCGAATAGGGGGCCGCACAACCATGCTGGATGGAAGAACCTTGAATACGGCTAAACGGGAACGAAACTACGCCGCTGATTGTGTTCCCTACGTCAATCCAGACTTCGGTTGTTACTTCACCTAGTAAAAAGACGTTGCGGCGGTCAGCAATAATTGAAACTAGATTGTCAGGCGAACCGTTTTTGGAACCGTAATAAGCATTTGTTGAGAACTGACTATTAAGGTCTGTAGCGGCCCAATTCTGGGTTCCTGCTTGGTTATAGATTACATAACCATCTACCGAATCTAAAACTTGTGCGCCCTGCCAAGGGCCATCTGTGGCAGGTAATGTTTGGAACGAGCCAGATGAAGCTACCCAATAATAACGATTAACACCGTCAGCCAAATATGCGACCAAGCCTTGGCTGGTAATCGTGTCAGTTATAGATATTGGGGTTGATGATGCGCTATTACTGGATAACGTACCGACCTGCACTACGTTGCCGTTTGTATCTATTGTGTAGACGTAAATCCCGGCAACCGCCATAAGGTATTTCCCACCGGATAACGCCCTCATTCCCCTAACCGGCGCACTTGCCAGTTGGTACGCGGCTACTAATCCCGGCGTAGG